AGTACTTGAATCATGAACTGCTGATAGTCTGACTCTCTTTAATGGTTGTATCTTAGATTTACCAGCAGAAGAATCGTAATAAGGACTAGAAGTATTTGAAGGATTAAATCTATTGTCAGCGTTACTTACAGAGAATTGCATATTACCAGCAACGAACTCTCCAAGCTCATTAGCTCTTCCACGATTTATATTAAATGTTCTTAAGTAAGAAGATATATCTGTATAGCTAGGACTTGTAGCTAATGGGTCAGAATCAAATGCTATTTCTAAAGTTAAGGTTACATTGGAATCAAAAGCAACACTCATAATGCAACTGTTACACCATTTCTTTGTGCTTCTTTTACAGCAATCATAACTGCATCAGAGAACTGTTGCTCAGAGACAACACTGCCTTCGACTGTTTGTGCAATATTCAAAATTGTTGTTACTCCACCACTTTGACCACGATTATAAGCAAATCTTTTATCACTTAACACTCTTGCTTGTGCTTCTGCATTATTTGGGTCATGAGATTGAGCACCTTCAATACCAGTCTTGTTGCTAGTTGCTGGTGGAGTTCCACCACCATTACCTTTAATATCACTAGAAGTAATTGGACTTCCACTCATTAATTTATCAAACATTGCTTGTAGGTCAGCTAACCTAGCACCAGTTAGTTCTACCATTTGACTTAAAGCTTCTTCAAATGTTCCTAGTGCATTAATATCTTTAATCGCATCATCTAATTCTTTTTTAGCTAAAGCAATCTCTAATAAATTCTTTGGTGTTTTTGCAGTTACATCATTAAATTCTTCTTGAGCTTCTGTTAAAGCATCTTGTGCTTTTGTTAAGTTCTCTAAAGCTCTCTTCTCTTCTTCAACAGCTTGTTCATAAGCTCTTACAGCAGATTCAGATTCATAATTAGCTTTAGTAGAAGCATCAATCATCTCATTTAGTTTTTCTTTAGCAAGTTTTAGTTTGAGTGCTTGTATCTCACTCTTCTCTTCGGCTTCTTCTAATTTTTTAACTGCTTCTTTTTGCTGTAATATTGCAAGTCTTTCTTCATCAGTTACTTCCTTAGCTTCTTCTTGAGCCAGAATCATCTTTCCATATAAAAGGTCTTTTGCTTTTGTTGCTTTGTTAAGAGCTTCTTCTGCTTTAGTTACATCTTTAACTGCATCATCTCTATCTTCTTCTGCATCTTTAATCTTTTCTTGTATGTCATGAAGTGCTTCTTGTGCATTTACCAATCTTTGTAATGAAGGTAAAGCTTTACTTCTCATCTCTTCTGCTTGTTCTTTTAATGCTTCTGTATTTTCTTCAACAGCATCTGTTGAGTCATCAGTCTCTCTAGTAAATGTTTTTAAAGCATTATTAACAATATCTTGAGTTGTTATTCTTTGCCTTGAAGCTCTTTCAGCTCCTTTTGTTGCATCTATTGCTTGGTCAGTTGCACTTCTAAAATCTTGGGTCTCAGTTGTTGCTTTATGTATTTCATAAGAATATTTAGAATAAGTATCAGTTGCAGTTTCAACTCCATGAATAGTTTTATCAACTTCTTCTTCTGTATCTTCAAGAGAATCTTTCCACTCTTTGAACTTTCCTATTGTTGTAGTTATTGATTGAGTTAACTTTGTAATGGATTTGACCATTTTTGTTAATCGTTCTGATACAAGTGAGCCAATCATTATTCCTAATTCACTAAAAGCATTTTTCATTAAATCGGTTTGTGCTTTTAATGAGCCCATTTGTTTATCTGCAACTTCTTGAGTCATACCACCAGCACTTCTAAGCTGTTCTTCATAACCACGAATCTGGTCTCCAGCTCCAGAAAGAATCTTCACAGCATCAGCAACACCACGATTCAAACCTAGTTGGTCTAATGTAGAAGCTTTTAATTCATCAGACATTGGAGCAAGAACTCTATCTAACTCTTCAATTAATTCTGCAACATTCTTCATGTTGCCTTGAGCATCGAACATTGAGAGACCTAACTTCTTAAACTCTTCTCCATTCTTTGCTGTTGCTCTTGGAATATCTCTAAGTAACTGGTTTAGCTTTTCTCCAGCTTCAGCTCCTTTAACACCCCTGTCGGCAAATGCAGATAGAACTGCAACACCTTCTTCAATAGATTTGTTTGCAACCTTTAATGCAGACCCAGCTTTATTAGTTAAAGCTTCAGAGAATTGTTGAACAGATGCGTTTGCTAATGTGTTAGCTTTTACAAGTACATCTGTAACTCTTGTTAAGTTCCCTAAGTTTTGTTGAGCATCAGATACTGTTAATCCTAAAGCAGACTGAGCATCTGTTGCTAAGTCAGTAGCAGTAGCCATATCAAACATACCAGCTTGAGCAAACTTAGCTACTTGTGGGAGAGCTGATATAGACTGTTCAGCATCTAAACCAGCAGATGCTAAGAAAAAATATGCTTCAGCAGATTGTTCTGCACCTATACGAGTTGTTCTTGATACAGCAAGGGCTTGTTCTTCCATTGCTTTCTGTTGCTCAATGGTTGTGTCCATGATGGCAACAGATTGTGTCATCTTATCTTCAAAAGCTGTAAATTCTTGAACTGCCTTTGATAAACCTTTAACTAATGCAACACCTACTGCAAGACCAGCAAGTTTTGCAAATTTAGTAAACTTACCAAATTTTCCACCAGATTTACCAGCAGAATTACCTACACCATCTAATTGTCTTTTAGCAAGGTCAGCACCTTTGGTTACAATTTGAATTGCTATGTCTGCATTCGCCATTATCTCTGTCTCTTCTTATTTCTTTCTGCTTCAGCTAAAGCTATCGCTTTATTCTCTCTGGTTGTCTCCCAATCATAGTAAGCCACCCATTGATTATACTCTAATGCACTCATTGTAGTCTGAAGCTCGGCAACAGTCATTCTTAGCTCACGAGCTAATTTGAATTGAAATGCTAGGTCTAAATTATTCTGGAAATGTTTCGGCAGTTGCCGACCCACCTATTCCATTAAGTTCATTAATTTTTAAGAATATCTTATCTATTACAGTTGCATCTTTCTCATACAACTCATCAATTAATTTGTCTGTTAACTTTGGCTCAACTATACAAACTTTTAATAATTCTTTTTGATAATCAAAAGCATCTTTCTCTTTTGAGTCAATTAACTTACCAAGTTTAATTTGCATAGCTTTATTTATGCCTTTAACGACAATAGAAAAACCCCATTCTTCAATTTCATATTCTTCTTCTGGAACTGAAGGTAGGTTTTTAATATCATCAACTGATAATCTTTTCATGTTTACTCCTTCCTTGAGTTAACTATATTACTTAGTGTGTTCCACGAGTAACTGCACCAGAGACTTGTAAGTCTGCACTCCAAGCTACAACATCTCCTACTGGAGATGATAGCGAGTAGTTAGTCATGATTGCTTCTCCAGTGTATTTGACTTTCCCAGAAGCAGTTCCTTCTGGAGAATACTCAAATGATAGAGTTGCACTTTGACCGACAACTGCACCAGCTATTGCATCTAAAGTTGCATCAAATAATCCACTCAATCCGATTGTTGCATCTTTCAATCCAACAACATAAGATTTTGCTGAGCTTCCTAGTGTTGATGTCTCTGCTACATCTGCTGTCTCTGGAAAGTCAACATTGTTCACATAAGTAGAAATGTCTGTTAATGAGCCAGATGCGTTATCTAACTTAAATACAGAACTTTTTCCATGTACGAATGCCATATTGTCTCTCCTTAATTGTTCCTAGCAATAGCTACGAATCCAGTAAATGTTGGAGTGGAGCTACCACCTATTGTATTTAACACTCTAACATAACGATTAATCGTAGTACCACTAGCGACAGTTTTCACTTCGCTACTTGCACCTGTTATTTGAGTGAATGTTATTAAGTCTGTATAAGTTACATTGTCTGCACTATGTTGGACTTTAATATCGTGAGTAGGACTTGTACCACTAACAGCAGTACAAACTACTATTGCTCCAAATCCATTACTTGTGCTTGATGTATTATCAAATGGAGTTCCCATATCGCCAGTTGAAGTATCTGACCCTTGAAAATATACCTTTCCATTAAATAAGCCATTATCTGACTGTACATCAAGACTTGTTGCGACTATATCTCCGACTGGACTTGATACACCATAGTTAGTGATATTACCTATACCGAATACACATTGGTTATATCCATTCAATCCAACGAAGAAGTCAAAATCTGTTCCATTCTTTGCTAATGGTTGTAATGTTGCATCTGCTGTTGCATCGAAGAATCCAGCTAGACCAACAGTTCCATCTTTCATACCTGCAATATAAGTTTTAGCATCTCCTGTTGCACCAAAGGTTGTACTCTCTGCTACATCAGCAGAAGTTGCTGAATCTACATTTGCAAAGTATGAACTGAAATCTGTGTTATCTACAAATACGACTGAATCTTTTCCATGAACAAATGCCATAGTTCTTTACTCCTCTTCAACCCAAGCTTCATTAATGTCTGGAGTTGATTTATTATCTTTCTTAAAGCTTCCATCATCATTTCTTGCTCTCTTTCTCTTTACTTCTTTGTTCTCAATATACTTTTCAATGATACCTTGTTCTAGTAACCACTTCTTTGATTTACTAGGAATATCTTTTTCATCAAGAATATCTCCTGCTTCAAATCTTTTCTTGTCGGTATCGAATCCGACCATCACTTCATATTTCATGCTATTACCTCTACCATAAATTCAACTCCTAAATAGTCTATGTCATTAACAGTATAGACTCCATAGTTCTCTGCTTCTACTACTCTAACAGAATCTGCCACTCCACCCAAAGTTCCATCTGATTCTACTTGTGCTTTAATGGAACTACTCCCACTCGAATTTAAGTAAGCATCTAAAGTTTCCTGTGCATCTTGTGCATCGACTCTTGATACATACAAATAAATTGGAATGCTATAAGTGTCTGAGCCACGAGCCATTGTTGAATCGTAATCTATTGATTCCACAACTCCTACTACTGCTGTTGGTGGCTCTATTGAATCTGGAACATAATCATAAATAATTAATGAAGTTATGTTTGCTAAGTTAGTTCCTATTCCATCTCTAATGCTTGTTAATGTAGCCATTATCTTTTACTCTTCCATTTTCTTTCTACTTGTTCAGTTGCTATTTTTAATAATACCTTTCTTTCAGCTTCTGATTGCTCATAACCCATTTTCAAGAATGGAATTATTGGAGTACCATCTCTTGCTATACCAGCAGATACTGAGTGTGGATTCATGTCATGTCTATCTGCCCAACCTGTTAATTTCTTAGCTGAAACAAATCTAGGTGGAGTTCTATCGAACTTTGCTCTATTAGATTTGCTATAAGGTTTTGCTAAAGTCAATCCTTTATATTTATGTTTTGCTGTAATTGCACCATGAACAGTTTGAGCATAAGGAGAGCTTGAATAAACTTTAATTCCTTTAGGAAGAGCTCCCTTCTGTTGAACTCTTTTATATTTAATACTTGCCATGAGCTTTCCAGTATCTTCTGGAGTATTTTCTTTTGCTTTCTTTTTTACAATCTTTCCAGTTGCATTGAAATAATTTCTTAAAGGAACTAGAAGTAAGTTCTTAGAATCTAATCTTTTGCGAAGTTTGTCA